TAGACCAAAGACGTAAGGCTAGAGGTAAGACAAAAAGTTCAGTCCCCACCTGGGTGTAGCTTTCGCTGAGAACAGCTGCAGCTACTGGGTTTAGGCAGATCCCACCCGTTAAGCGGGAGCTGAAGGGTGGATCAGACCCCGTGAATGGAGAGAGACATGCCTCTATCGAGACACATCTCTCTCTTTATTAATGTCCCTGGGAATGGACATTCTGTAAGTACTACTAAACCCCAAAGACACAAACTTTCACTCCACTGAACTATTAATGTTAATACTGTGAGTACTGTGAGGGATTAGGAGCGCAGCTCCTCCCACTACCGTCACTACTGTTATTAACTCTCCACTAACCTCCACTACCACCTGTTAATGACCCACCAAGTATCTCTTGTACACATTACCCCTAACGCTGAAGAGCTTATAGCTTACATGGCTAGGGTAAGTAACCCAGCTAATCAAAACAACACTGAGACCAGTGCTAAGTTAATTAAGTATCTTATTGACCATCAACATTGGTCACCCTTTGAGATGGTTAATATGTGTGTATCTATAGAGACAACAAGGAGTATAGCAGCACAGATCTTACGACATAGGAGCTTTAGCTTCCAGGAGTTTAGCCAACGGTATGCTGAAGTACAGCTCAGACCTGAGTTACCAGAGATGAGAAGGCAGGATCTGAAAAATAGACAGAACAGTGTTGATGACCTTCCTCTTGGTGTGTTGCATGAATGCGATCAAGTAGTTGGACAAGCATTGGTAACTAGTTACCGAGCATATGAACGTCTGTTAGAACTAGGTGTAGCTAAAGAGTGTGCTAGAGAAGTATTACCTCTTTGTACACCCACTAAGTTGTATATGAACGGTACCATTAGGTCTTGGATTCACTACTGTCAACTACGCTGCGGTAACGGGACACAAGAGGAGCATAGGATCATTGCCAATGGTGCCTATAAGCTCCTACAAGAGCATCTACCTAGTGTGTGCTCTGCATTCACTGTCTAACGTGTTAGAGGGGCCTCTCTACCGACGCTGGGGGGGTCTCCTTAATTTTTGACATAAATTTAACAAGCCTTATATCGACAGTGGACCTCGTAATTCCCCCCAGTGCCCCCCTCTTGCGATCAAGGACTCACACGGTATAACAATAGACACCACTGTATATAGTGCACTGCTAGCCAGTGGTATACTAATTGGTAGCGGTGGAGTACTGGGTACAGCTGGTTAGTAACTGGTGGTGGAAGGGTATAACGCTATATGTAGTGGTGTTAGGATATGGTGACACTAGGTAGATACCAAGTGATCTGTCTGCCCCTCTTAACTCAGTTAGACAGTGCAGCTATAACGCTCTGAGACACGCCTAGAAGCGGCTATAAGGCGCCTCTAACAGTTAATAGGTATACTGAGCCCTAGAGCACAGTAGAGAGGCATTGTAGACGGTTATCAATAGTTTGTTCACACTCACGCTACTTATCACCTAGGTCCGTACGACATACACCACGATACCAAACCACTAACTGATGCCCAGGAGCCCAACTTAGGGCTTGACAAGGCGGCTCGGATGGGCTATGGTAGGTTCATCGGTGGGGGAGGCGAGACCGTCGCTCTTCACTAAGCACCAGCGGTCCTTTCGCTACGCTTCAGCACCTAGACAATTGCATATTTAGGTCGTCACAAGACGGAACTAGTGGAGCGAGCGATCCCACGAGTAGTTATAGGTTGCAACCCGACCTGACTACACGACCTAGTGTGCGTTAGCACTAACACAGAGCCACATGTGTTTAATAAATTAGATCATGGCAATTGTCCACCATTAACGGAGTTAACTATGTCCCTTACTCTTGACCGTAAAGTAGCTACTGGTCTTCTCAGTAAAGCTACTACTGGTAATGATCTCTTGTCTGTACTTGAGATGATTACATCTACCTTTACCAAACCACCTGTTAACAACGAACCTACACTTGAGGAGATTGAGTTTTAATGCTAGCTTTAGCTATCCTAATCATCGGCACCATTTACACTATTAAGGAGGTCAATGACAACGTATTCCTTTGATCAATTGCGTGATGCTGTGCAGGAATGCACCAGCTATGATCTTGTTCAACGCTTTAGTGATGATGAGGATGAGTATGTACTCGTTGATCCTTATGGAGATGTGGATGGTGAGCCCTTCTATGATCTTATGGATGATGAGGGCAACATGATTGCTCTTGAGTCCTTTGATACATACAGTGAGGCTGAGATGAACATCAATGCCTACTTCAACATGTATCCTTATGCTTATGTAGACATTATCGTATCACCCAATTGACTTCATTCACAATCACGAGGCCTAACGTTATGACCACTGCTGTTGTTCCATTTATGCTCAAGGGTGATTCACTTGTTGCATTCGTCAATGAGAGAATGGAATTAGTTAACCGGGGTGAGCAGACTCGCACTGAGATGATCAAGGACGCTGGCTATGTCTATGACAATGGTAAGCCTATGTACACTGAGTTCTACACTGAGCTACTCAATGCACGAGGTATTGTACCCACCACTGATACAGACAAAGCTGATCAAGAGTATGATGAGCTGACCAGTGAGGAGAAGGATCTCTATGATAAGATCACTGAGATGCTAGGCAGTAAGTGGACTCATGAGGAGACTATTGAGTTCATGGATGAGCTGTATGAGAATGGCATTAACACTGCTAGTGAGTTTGAGGAAGCTTATGAGTACACCCATGATAGCTACTCTAGCTATGCTGAGAAAGAGTTCAGTGAGTACTTTTGTATCGAAGTGATGGGAGCTGAGATTCCAGAGTGTGTCCTCTGTGCTGTAGATTGGCAAGCTGTGTGGGATCATAACCTACGTTATGACTTCTGTAGCATTGAGACTGTTAACGGTACCTTCTTCTTTCGTAATAACTGATTATGCATAACTTTAGAGTTGTACTTGACAGCGTTGACAACCCTGGTAAGTTCACCTTCATTGATGTTGACAACGCTAAGGACCTAGAGGATTGTATCAACTCTATTCGTACTGAATGGGATCATCAGTTCACTATTCAACAAATCACTGAGGTTAACTAATGACTATCTTGCAATACAAAGTCATGTCGTACATCACAGCTGATGATACTCAGCCATACTGTCACGGGTATTACGATACAGAAGAAGCAGCCCAACGTGTAGCAAACGACTACAATAACATGTGGGCATACATCGAGCACAAACTCTACGCAAAGGTTGAGCACGTATGACTGAACAAAACATTATCCTTGCTGTGATTGGTATGGTTGGATTGTTTGCTACGGCTACTATCTTCCAACGTGCTAATCGCATCACTAGCCGCTACTACGCTAACAAGATCAATCGTGATCTTATCGATCTCAATAACCGCACCTTTAACTGACCGCCACCCACTTAACTAAGATGACTGTTTTCACACTCACAAACTACTGCGATTGCGGTTCTACCAACATTCTTGGTGTCTTCAATAGTATGGAGGCTGCGATTGAACGTCTCCGTATGTTGGCAGCATGTACCGATGTAGGTGATGAGTATCGCATTGAATGCTTCAAGTTGAAGACCTTTGATGAGGAGAATGAGAACACTGAGCGTATCCTGAGTTCACGTGCTGAATGGAAGGCTAAGCAAGCTAAGATGGAGGAAGAGTGATGCATGACACTGCTGTTAAGGTTGATGTCTATTCTGATGAGTTCAAGCCTATTATGAAGGCAGTCAAGTATGCTCTAGTGTGTGATGACTCACGCAAGGTACTCAATGAGGATGAGTGGGCTTCTCTCAATGGATGGCTAGATTACTTCTCTGATGTTGCACTTAATGAGGGTATTTAATGGCAAAAGCACTAACTGATGAGCAACGTAAGATGCGCCTTGAGATGGTCGATATCATCGGTCAAGGTGTACGTACTCAAGCTACTGCTGGGTACTATAATGCTGAACAGGTTGAGTACTTGACTCAACAACTTGAGCGTGTTGCTAAGTTCCTTTGCGTTAAGAACTAATGTACACTACTTACAAAGGTCTCCGTGAGTACGAAGTCACACTCGCAAGCGGTGTTTGGTATCTCCTCTCACAGAGTACTGAACAAGCGGCTTGGACTGCATTAGAGCTATCTAAGGAACGTAACGAGAAACTATTAAATGTCAAACAAACGGAAGAATGGTAAGATGGCTAAGCGTAAGGACTTCCCCAACAACTGGCAAGAATACAAGGATGCTGATGATGACATGTTCCATGCCCATACGTATGAGGAGATCATGTCGTGGAAGGTTGCAGGTTGGGAACTCCCAAGCTCAGTCTGCTGTATCATCCGTACATCTGACCTAAACACTGGTAAGGTTAAGGAGTATGTCTACCAAAAGCGTAGTGCTGCTCAAGCCAAGGTCAACGCATTGATTGACACACCTGACATAGAGTTCACGGTTGTTGATCACGAGTCTATTCACTTTCTCACCCCTACTGATTTCGATTATGACTGACGTTACATTTTCTCGTCGCCTTCAACAACTGATCAAGCAAGTCAAGAATCATCCTAACCGTGATGAGATCATCAAACTTGCACAAGAACAACTCATTGACGATTCTTTCACACTCACCAATAACTAATTGGCTACACCTGCACAGATTGATGAACAAGTAGCGTTAGAGCGCGAGCAAATCAAGCAAGGACTCCAACGCCTTCGAGACAACACCCGTAAGCTGCAAGATCAAAGCTACGCTAGTGCTACAGTGTATGGTGCAGCATCTATTGATGCATTGTTGCCTACTCTTGTTAAATACATCGAGGAGACTACTGAGTATCGACTCAAGCGAGGCTCTGGTCATCAATTCGATATTCTCAAAAACTATGTCACTCAACTAGAGCCATTAGCTGCTGCTGCTATTGCACTAAAGCTTACCTTCGATAAGGTATTCTCTACCACAAAAGGTAGTGATCAAGTACAATCAGTGTGTGATAGCATCGGTCATGCTATTGAGTCTGAGTGTCAGATGCGTTACTACGAGAAGACCGCACCTGGGCTGTTAGCTGTACTCAAGAAGAACTACTTCCATAGGTCTATTGGTACTCACCAGAAGTTGGTGGTTATCCGTACACTAATGAACAGGTCTGATGTACCTGATTGGGAAGCTTGGGGTAGAGCTAATCGCATTAAGCTAGGTGCATGGTTACTTGACTGCATCATGACAACTAGTGGGTGGTTCGTAAAGGACCTACGAAGGCTTGGTAAGGTAACGGTGACCATCGTAGTACCTACACCTGAGTTCCTCGCTATCAAGGACAAGGTAATGGCCGATGCAGAGCTGTTTGCTCCACTTGCATGGCCGATGCTTATTGAACCTAACGATTGGACACATGATCGTCCTGGTGGTTACCTTCTCAATGAGGTAATGCGAGGCTATCCTTTGATTCGTAGGGGAGACCCCACCCGTCTACAGGAGGATGCTCCCATTGAGTTCCTGAACAGGATTCAGAAGGTAGCTTACCAAGTTAATCCCTTTATTTATGGGGTTGCTGAGGAGTTAGTCGAACTAGAACGCTCCGTTGGTAAGTTCCTCCCAATTGTGCATCATACACTACCTGCTAAACCTGCTGATATAGACACTAACTACGACAGTAGGAAGGACTACAGAAGAAGGGCAGCAGAGATTAGGAATGTGCAAGCACAAGAGCCTAAGAAGTCATGCCGAACACGTATGACAATGGAGGCAGCTAAACGCTTCAAGGATAGGGAGAGATTTTATTGTCCCTGGTCATTTGACTATAGAGGAAGAGCATACCCTATCCCTGCTTTCTTAACACCACAAGATACTGACTTTGGTAAGTCATTACTAAAGTTTGCTGATGGTGCTTATATGGTACCTGAAGCTGAGTCGTGGTTAGCATTCCATGTAGCAACCTGTTATGGGTTAGATAAAGCTACAATGGATGATAGGTTAGAGTGGGTGTCTAATAACATCACACTCATCAGCCGTATTGCTACTGATCCTATTGGGTCTTTACCTGAGTGGGAAGCAGCAGAAGAACCATGGCAATTCCTTGCTAGTTGTGAAGAGTATTATCATTGTGTGATCACAGCTGATAGACAATTTACAACCCTGCCTGTTGCTGTAGACGCTACGTGTAGTGGTCTTCAGATCTTGGCTGGACTCGCACGGGATAAGTCAACAGCTAAACTTGTAAACGTCCTACCTGGTGATAAACCACAAGATGCTTACAAGGTAGTAGCTGAGGTCGCAATGCCATCAGTTCCTGAACGCTTACGTCCATTCCTAGATAGGAAGAAGACCAAGCGATGTGTTATGACCATCCCTTACAATGCTAAGCCTTACTCCAACAGGGGTTACATTAAAGAGGCTTTCTTGGAGGATGGGATAGAGCTTGAGAAGGAAGAGCTAACTCAAGTTGTTCAAGCTATCAGGTCAGCTATGGATGTGGTCGTACCAGGTCCTATGGCTGTCATGAAATGGATTGAGGCTGAAGTAGCTGCTGCTGTTAAGCGTGGTGCTAAACACTTGGAATGGGTAACACCATCTGGGTTTGTTGTACACCAGAAGCTAAACAAGAAACAGTTCCAGTCTATGGAGCTACAGTTACTGGGTCGTTGTAAGATGAAGGTGGCAGTTGGGGAGACTGATGAGGTCGACCTTAATCACCACAAGAATGCAACAGCTCCTAACCTTATCCATTCACTCGACGCTAGCCTGCTACATTTGAGTGTCTTACGCTTTGATGCACCCATTGCTCTTATCCATGATTCTGTGCTTTGTCGTGCAACGGATATGTCCTCCCTGTCTACTATTGTCAGAGAGACATACATGCACCTCTTTGCAGAGCATGATTACTTACGAGACTTTGCCCAATACATTGGAGCAGAGACTGAACCACCGATCATTGGTGATCTAGAACCAGAGACCGTGATCGAATCCACCTACTTCTTTTGTTAATGTCACAACCCATCCACGTTACTCAACAGCCTGTTGTCCTTGAAGGTTATCAAGCTGTACTGAAACCATCTAAGTTTGGTTACTCACTGTCTGCTCTCCTGGACTCACAGCTCATCGAATCATTGGAGGAGGATCGTAAAGAAACCCTCAAGTGGGCAGAAGGGAAACTGAAGAATCCTAAGCGTAGCGTCCTGAAGCCTGAGCCTTGGGAAGAAGTTACTGAGGGTAAGTACAAGACTAAGTTCTCCTGGAATGAAGAGAACCGTCCTCCTGTTGTAGACAGTGAGGGCACACCTATCACTAATGCTGACCTGCCTGTCTATAGTGGCAGTAAGGTTAAGCTTGCCTTCAAACAGAAACCTTACATCCTCAAGGATGGTGTCACCTATGGCACTAGTCTTAAGCTTGTAGGTGTACAAGTTGTAGAGCTTGGAGGTGGTGCTGGTGTCGACCGTAGCGAGCTTGGTAACACTGAGGTAGCTGCACTGTTCGGTCAGACTACTGGCTTCAAGGCTGGCTCAGTACCTGCTACTGTTACTGAGGCTAGTGATGATGTCGTCGAGGATGACGATTTCTGATGGCATTCCGCTCAGGACTTGAAGAGAAGGTCGCTGATCTTCTCACCAACCTGGGTGTTAAATACGAATACGAATCAACCAAGGTACCTTACGTACTGCAATGCAACTACACGCCCGACTTCCTCCTCCCATCAGGTATCTACCTAGAGACCAAGGGACAACTTACCGATGAGGATCGGCGTAAGATGAAAGCAGTTAAGGCAGCACATCCTGACCTTGATATTCGTTTCGTATTCCAAACACCTTATAACAAGATCTATAAAGGATCTAAGACTACCTATGCCAAGTGGGCTGATAAACATGGCTTCCCTTGGTGTTCCTTCCACTCGATTCCTATTTCATGGCTGACGTAAAAGAAATCAGTCAAGTCGTTAGCGCCTTGATTGAAGCCTTCGATAAGACAAGCTCACCTAATGACATCATCGAAGCTTTTGATGATGCCCTTGAGGGGTATGAGCAACTGATCCAAACTTACCACCAAAAGTAATGCGCCCCACTATGTACGGTACTGTTGAGTTCTTCGCTGATGGCTTCAGTGACTACCTTGCTGATGTTGATAGCACAAACCCAGCAACCACAGAAAACATCATTCAAGGTTTCTATCAAGCACTAGACTCATGGTTCGAGTATCACGATGAGCAAGCACGAACTTATGCAGACATCCGAAAGCGAGTTCGTCAGGCACTTACCGTGTGATACATGTGGGTCATCTGATGCAGCTAGCCTGTACACAGATGGCCACACTTTTTGCTTTTCATGTAACGCCTACACCAAAGGTGATGGCGATGTTCACAATCACACAATGTCCACCAATGTCCAACTCCGAGGTTCAGCCGAGCGGCTGCAAAAGCGGAACATCTCAGAAAAGGTTTGTCAACAATACCGGATCTACAAAGACGGAGACGTTTTACGCTTCTATTATTTCGACGATGCTGGAGTCGTTAAAGGATGTAAGGTAAAGACAAAGAGCAAGCTATTCACCTATGAAGGAGAAACACCTGGAACACTCTTTGGACAACATTTGTTTCCCGCCACTGGAAAACGAGTCGTTATCACTGAGGGGGAACTCGATGCAGCTTCATGTAGTGAGGCTATGCCGGGGTGGCCGATGGTATCTCTACCTAGCGGTGCCGCAGCGGCAAGGAAGTCGATTCAACGGGCTCTCCAATGGCTCCAGGGTTATGAGGAGATTGTCCTGTTCTTCGACAATGACGAGGCGGGCCGTAAGGCGTCGGAGGACGCAGCAGGGGTCCTACCACCTGGCAAGACAAAGATCGCAAGACTTGAGGAATACAAGGATGCGTCAGACGCTCTCCAGGTCAATGACACTGAAGCGATTCGTCGAGCTATTTGGGACGCGAAGCCTTACCGTCCAGATGGAATCGTCGATGGCAAAAGCCTACTAGAGATAGTAACAACACCAAACCCACCATCTGATCATGACTACCCATTCCAAGGATTACAGGCAAAGCTTCACGGAATCAGGTACGGAGAGCTTGTTACGATTACTGCAGGCTCTGGCATTGGTAAATCCTCATTCTGTCGTGAACTCGCAACTCACCTTCTTAACAACGGAGAACGGGTTGGGTACTTGGCACTTGAAGAAAGTAACCGTAGAACCGCCTTGGGACTGATGTCCGCTGCTGTAGGTAAATCACTACACCTTGGTAATCATGACAGAGATGCCCTCACTGAAGCTTATACTCACAGTCTTGCTAAGTGGAACCTGTTTCTTTTTGATGGCTTCGGTTCTTTCGACCCAGACGTTATCTATAACCGAATTGAATACCTTGCTTGCGGGTTAGATACTAAGGTCATCTTCCTTGACCACCTCTCGATCCTTATGTCTGGATTGGAGGGTGACGAGAGACGGATGATTGATGTTACTATGACCAAGCTACGTTCTCTTGTAGAGCGTACTGGTATCGCTATGTTCCTTGTCTCCCACCTACGACGCACATCCAATGACACAAACCATGAAGAAGGGGCACGAGTCACCCTTGGACAGCTTCGAGGCTCGGCAGCTATTGCTCAATTGTCAGATGGAGTTATTGCGCTTGAACGGAACCAGCAGGCGGATCGAGGAGGCTCTTCTACGACTGTGCGAGTCCTCAAAAACCGTTATAGTGGAGAAGTAGGTGTAGCTTGTCAGCTTACCTATGACCTAGATACTTGTAAATTTACTGAGACTGAAGCAAATGACTTCGACCCTTCCACCGACTTCTAATGGTGAGCGTTACCTGCACTTCCCTACTGGTCTTACATTGAAGGCACCTAATCCCCCTACACCTGAGGCAATCAAGCGAGCACAGTTCGTTGATAAGACCTACAAGTGGACAGGTAAGTGAACCTAATCTTTGACTTAGAAACAGACGGTCTATACAATGATGCTACCAAGATCCACTGTATCGGCATCTATGATCTTGACACTGAGCAGACTCTTGTCTTCAATGATGAGGGGAGTGAGCAACCAATTACAAAAGGCGTTCAACTACTCGAAGATGCCTGTTGTCTTATTGGCCATAACATTGTCGGTTATGATATTCCTGTTCTCCGTAAACTCTACCCTTGGTTTAGCCCCAACGCTAGGGTTGTGGATACTTTGGTTCTCAGCCGTATCTATCATGCTGACATGTTGAAGACTGATCAGAAGCGTAAGTGGGGTAACATGCCACCTAAGCTTCTAGGTCGTCACTCACTAGAGTCATACGGCTACAGGCTAGGCGTGTACAAAGGAGAATTTGGTAAAGACACTGACTGGAAACACTGGTCACAAGAAATGCAGGACTACTGCATACAAGACGTAAAAGTAACACAGAAGTTATGGCAACATTTCCATCCATACCTGACTTCATCCAACTAGAACATGATGTCGCAACAATCCTCACAGAGCAGGAGATACATGGGTGGTACTTTGATGAAAGAGCTGCATGGGAACTTGAATCGACTCTCCGAGGAGAGCTTGAAGGACTTACTCAGCTACTACGCAACAGGTACCCTCTCATTAAAGACAGAGAGTTCACTCCTAAACGAGTTAACCGCACAACGGGATACGTCGCAGGTGCTCCTCTCACTAAGCTAAAGGAGTTCAACCCTGGTAGTCGTGATCACATTGCATGGGTCATGAAGAACCATCATGGTTGGATACCCGATAAAGAGACAGCAAGTGGCAAGACTGCCATTGATGAAACTGTTCTCAAAGATATTGGTACAGAGGAGGCACTACAGTTCTTCCGCTGCCTAGAGCTTACTAAGCAACTAGGTATGTTGTCTGAGGGACAGAATGCTTGGCTTAAACTAGTCAAGGGTAACCGTATTCACCACCACTGTTCGGTTGCTACTAACACACATAGATGTGCTCACCGTAATCCAAACCTCGGGCAGGTACCAAGTGATCTTAACTTTAGAAAGCTATTTTGTGCTAGCCCTGGGCATGTCATGGTTGGCGCTGATCTCGCAGGCATTGAACTTAGAATGCTCGCACACTACCTTGCCGAGAACGCTGACAAGATAGGCATATCACGCCGACTAGTAAAGACTGTAACGTATGCCTTTCTATATGGGGCAGGCGATCAAAAGATAGGACTTAGTTATGACCAAAGCCTTTCCCCGAACAAGGCTAAAGAAAAAGGGGCTGAGATACGAAGTGCTTATGTTGCTGCCATTGACGGCTTGGATAGTCTTCTTACCGCTGTTCGTCAAGCAGGTGAGCGAGGCTTTATCAGGTCCATAGACACACGTAAGATACCTGTAGATAGTCCACACAAGGCACTCAACTACCTCCTCCAGTCAGGAGCCGGTGTTGTAGCTAAGCGTTGGATGGCTATCGCTAATCAGAACTTTCCTACTATTGACAACGACTATCTCAGTCACACTCATCAACTAGCATTTATCCACGACGAATTACAGTGGGAATGCCTACCAACTTATGCAGAGGATCTTAAGGAACACCTAGAGATGTGCGCTGCATTAGCTGGCGAATACTATAATCTCCGTATCCCTATCGCTGCCGAGGGTAAGATCGGATCCACCTGGGCAGATGTTCACTAATTATGGCTGTTAAATCAAAGACTGCACTGGGACGTGTAGAGTTTAAGTCCCGTGCCAAATATAAACGTACACGACAAGGTAACGGTACTCGATCACTGCCCTCTCACGGACGTAAGCTTCGTCGAGGTCAAGGTAAGTGAGTCTACTTATTGATGCTGACTTCATTGTCTATAAATGCTGTGCCGGAGCTGAAACAGAAATTGACTTTGGAGAAGACCTTATCGTCGTCACCTCCAACTTCAATGAAGCCTATGAGTACGTTGAACGGGAACTCTATAACATCGCAACAAACCTTGGATGTTTCGATGACTCTATTTTGTTTTTTAGTGATAGCGTCAACTTTCGTAAATCTATTGATCCAGCGTATAAAGGACATCGAAATCGAAAGAAGCCGTGTGGCTACAAAAGGGTCATCAATAAACTCAAGGAGGAATACAACGTTGTTGTGATGCCTACACTAGAGGCTGATGATGCCCTCGGTATCTACGCCACTAAAGAGCCAGGACACATCATTTGCAGCCCCGACAAGGACATGCGACAGATCCCTGGGGACCTCTATGACCTCACAGATGGAGTGGTTACTGTAGAGCCTGAGGAAGGCCGTAGGTGGCACCTCATTCAAACACTAGCTGGTGACCAGACTGATGGCTATGCTGGTGTACCTGGTATTGGTATTAAACGTGCTGTTGCTCTCTTTGAGAAGGAAGGCTACACTTGGGACACAGTAGTTAAAGCATTTGCTGAGAAGGATCTTGGAGAAGATGTAGCTCTCATGAATGCACGCCTCGCTAAGATTCTACAATGTGATGACTATGATTTCACCAATCAAGAACCAAGACTTTGGTCTCCCAGCACCAGTAGTGGAGCTGACAATGGAGCAGCAGTTCAAACTCAAACAGATTGAGAATGCACTGCATAATCCAGAGACAAAGTTAGAAGATGTAATTACTATCTTCATGGCTCTACAACGCCAAAACTTTACTCTCTGTAATACAGTATCCAACCTAGTTAAGAAATGGCCAACAGTAACCTCACAGGACCCTCCTACTACAAGCGAGGGTCAATTCAAGTTTGGGATTTCATCCGAGACCAAGGACTGAACTTTCATCTTGGTAATGCAATCAAATACATCTGCCGTGCTGGTTATAAAGACAGCAAAGTAGAAGATCTCAAAAAAGCAATCCACTATCTTCAAAATGAGCTTGAAAGCCAAGTCGTTTCTCAGTATCCAATCAAAGGAGTTCCGGAAAAGTTTCCGGGTCAAGAACAATACGAGTCCAGCTTCACGGACTATGCAGCGGACTTTGATCGTTGAGGAATTTAAAGAGTTCCTTGATGCTGACAACCAACTCATCAAAGGATTCGTAGTTAATGCTACCGATACCCTTAAGGAGTTGGCTGATCTTGTTTATGTCTGCTATCAATACGCAGAGAACCTTGGTTGGGACCTTGATGAAGCCCTCAACCGTGTCCACCAAAGCAATATGAGTAAGCTTGGGGAGGACGGAGAACCTGTGTACCGAGAGGATGGTAAAGTCCTCAAGGGTCCTAACTATCAACCACCAAACCTTAGTGATCTTGTCTAATATGTCCACTGACCTTATTGCCCGTACTGGGCGTGTTCAATCTTGGATCGATGATCCTACCTCACGACTGCCTGTGTCGTGTACAGTATTTGTTGTAGAGGACACCATGGAGGGTCCTAATGGAATCGAAGCATCTTGGCGATTTGTTAGCCACGCTCTACGCTATGGAGCGGGAGTTGCAGTCCATCTATCTAAACTCCGGGCACGAGGAGAGGAGAATGATAAAGGCTTGGTTGCATCAGGCCCCGTATCTTTTGCCAAGATCTACTCAACACTAAACGAGATCCTTCGACGTGGAGGTGTCTATAAGAATGGAGCTGTTGTACTGCACCTTGATCTCAGTCATCCTGATGTGCTTGAGTTTATTACTGCTTCTCGGGCTGAGCTTCCTTGGGTTAAGCGTTGCGTTAACATTAACAAGCGTTGGTGGGAACTTGCTACCCAAGAAGTTAAGGACGCCCTCCTTGAAGGAATCAAAAAGGGTGACATCTGGCTCAACAAAACAAAGGTAGATCGTAATGGAAATCGAATCCGAGGTAACGTATGCTTGGAGGTCTACCTCCCAAGCCGGGGAACATGTCTACTTCAACATGTCAACCTCGGCGGATGTGAACTCAATGACATTCAAGGTGCGTTTGTTCACGGAATGTCCGAACTGTGCAACCTTCACGGCAAAACAAATGTTGGAGAAAGTGGAGAGTACCTCCCTTCAGAGACTGATCGCCAAGTCGGTCTCGGATTGCTGGGACTTGCCAACCTTCTCCGACGCTACAACGTAACCTATGAGACCTTTGGTAAGGCTCTCAAGGATATCAATGATGGACAGATGGCACAGACCCCTGCCCATATTCTTGCAGCTGAGATCAACGCTGGTGTAACTGCAGCAGCACATACCGCCCGTATCAACAAGATGGATCGAGCGTTTGCTATTGCACCTACAGCGTCCTGTAGCTACCGCTATAAAGACTTGGATGGGTACACTACCTGTCCTGAGATTGCTCCTCCTATTGCCCGTCAGGTAGACCGTGATAGCGGTACCTTTGGCGTCCAGAGCTTCGACTATGGTGATGTAGAGATCGCCTCTGAAGTTGGCTGGGAGAACTATAAGCGAGTTGCGGATGAGATTGTCCGTATGCTCGATAAGACGGGACTTCTTCATGGGTACTCATTCAACTCGTGGTCTGATGTGATCACGTATGATGAGGAGTTCATTGAGGAGTGGCTGGATAGCCCCCAAACATCTCTTTACTACTCACTCCAAGTGATGGGAGACGTTCAGGATAAATCCAGCGCATATGCAGCACTGGATGAAGCTGAAGTCGACGATTACCTGGAGTCTATTCTAAATGACAAAGCTCCTGATTGTAATTGCGGCGAATGAACCCTTATCAAAAACTACAACAACGTAAGCGTACCTGGACTCCTGTTCAAACCACTGCTGGAACCCTTCGTGATGGCTCAGAAGAAACTATCTACCGTGCACTCGCCATGCGACACATGGAACTCCCCGTTGGTGGTTTCATTCAAGATGCCCTTAGTGAGATTCCAGCTCTATCGGCAGACCTGCTCCGATCTAATGTTAAAGACGAAGAGAATCACGACTTGGCTCTCGGTTACATCGCCAATGCTTTGGGTGTTGACGAGAATGCTGAAGCCGAAGCAAAGCGCCTTAGGGATGCTTGGGAAGCGCATCCTGATCACACGGTACTTAAGGCACTGGTTGCCGAGCGTGCAATTTTCTTCGTACTACTCCCCTTCTTCCGCTTTAATGGTGACGCTGGTCTCAGAACCGTGAGTGCAGACATTAGTCGTGATGAACAAGTCCATGTAGCGGCTAATAGCCTTGTGTGTAAGGAGCTTGGGTTGGAGATTAGTCCTTCCCTTGATAAGCTTCGTAAGGCTACTATTAACTGGGTTATGACGCCTCTTAAAGCGTCTACCAACAAATATTTGGACAAAAAATTTTGGCTGGATGCTAGTGATCGCCTGATGTATGAAGGGAAGGCTCCTGAGCTTTCTGATACAAAGCGAGCACGTATGCCTGCCTTCTTTGAACATGCAAACCCCAACCTACCTCAATATGCTTGAGACCCATGGTCTCCAGCTCACCTCTCTTGTAGCTCAACTAGAAGAGAACTTCCCACCACTTAATCCCCACCCGGATGACTCACACTCATTAATTATGTACCGCTCTGGCCAACGTTCTGTGGTCGAGTGGATTCAACACCAACTCAACGAAGAGAACAATGGCTAAGAACCAAGAGCAACGTAGAGAAGCACCTAAGCCCACACCAATGCCACAACGTAGGGAAGAACCTAGGACGACCCTTGGTCAAGGTATTAGGGCTGCAGGTGCAGATGGTATTACTAAGAAAGAACTGAACTTTATTGCGGATACAACTGGCAAGTCTAGCAGTCAAATTATCCAAAAACTAGACCAGGTTAATAAAAACCTAAAGTCTAATGATAAGACTGGCATCAACCTTGGTGCTGCTGCTAGCAATATGCTCATCCGTGAAGCAAGTAAGCAGTCACCCACTGGTTACAATACTTACCTCAGTTCGATCATGGGTCCTGCAATGGGAACTGGTCGTCTTGGAACTGAACTGCAGCGTAGGGCTACTGAGTTTGGTACTACCGGCAGCATGGGTTCACTTATTCCACGAGGTATGAGCGCCATGCCTAGTGGTAGGTTGACTGTATCTGGTGTTGGTAAGCAGTTCGAGCTTCCTAAGACAAAGATACTCAACCCGATTGACCTAGAAACAGGTGGCAACAGGCCTCCTGGTGGTAATAATACTGATGTTGAACCAACAGTTGAGGAAGTGGCTCCTACTACAATAGACACACAAGCTCCTGATATGGGTATCAGTGCTGACCTTGCTAACTGGGCTACTGGCTTCAGGCGTAAAGGTAGCAGCCGTAAAGGAGCTGGTCGCGGAGCGCAAACCCTTGGCGGATCAACACGAGTAAACCCAACTGGATCCTTTAGAGGCGGTATGTAATGTCAGCTAAAACAAGATACGATTATCTAAGTAAGTATCGTTCCACGTTTCTCGACACAGCTGTACAGTGCTCTCAGTTGACACTCCCTACTCTCATCCAACAGGATGACGATGTAGGACGTTCAACAAACCTTAGGTTGACTACACCATGGCAAAGCGTTGGTGCTAAGGGAGTGGTGACGCTAGCATCTAAATTGATGTTAGCTCTACTGCCTCCCCAAACCAGCTTCTTTAAGCTACAGATCGATGATTCAAAGATCGGTGTAGATCTACCAGCAGAGGCACGATCAGACCTTGATATCTCTTTCGCTAAGATGGAGAGGTCTGTCATGGAAATTATAGCAGCATCTAGTGATCGCGTTACCGTACACCAAGCTCTTAAGCATCTGGTAGTAGGCGGTAATGCTCTGATCTACATGGGTCCTAAGGGACTTAAGCTATATCCATTGAACAGGTATGTCGTAGATCGAGATGGTAACGGTGAGATCCTAGAGATCGTTACACGTGAACGCATCAGTCGTAAACTACTTGCACCTATCCTCAATACAGTTACTCCTGTCAACTCTCCTGGAGAAGATGGAGCTGATAATGAGGAAGATGTAGATGTTTACACACATGTCAAACGAGACAACAACCGTCTTGTCTGGCACCAAGAAGTATTCGATAAGATCATCCCTGGCTCTCAAGGTAAGGCACCATTGGATGCTAACCCTTGGTTGGTACTCAGGTTTAATGTGGTTGATGGAGAGTCATTCGGTCGTGGTAGAGTAGAGGAGTTCCTTGGTGATCTCCGCTCACTAGAGGCTCTCATGCAAGCACTCGTAGAGGGCTCTGCAGTCGCCGCTAAGGTGGTCTTTACTGTCTCCCCCTCTAGTACTACTAAGCCTCAGACGCTCTCGGCTGCGGGCAACGGAGCCATCATTCAGGGGCGTCCTGATGACATCTCTGTTGTACAAGTTGGTAAGACAGCAGACTTCAAGACTGCTATGGAGATGGCTAGTGTATTAGAGCGTCGCCTTAGTGAAGCATTCCTAATCCTTAACGTAAGGAATAGTGAGCGTACCACAGCTGAAGAGGTACGTATGACACAGATGGAACTAGAGCAACAACTAGGTGGACTATTCTCCCTCCTTACTGTTGAGTTCCTTGTGCCTTACCTGAACCGTAAGCTCTCTGTACTACAGAAGAACCAAGAGATCCCACGTATTCCTAAGGATCTTGTACGTCCTACCATTGTTGCTGGTATCAATGCACTTGGTAGAGGACAGGATAGGGAATCACTGACTCAGTTCTTCACTACCATTGCTCAGACACTTGGACCCGAAGCTGCTGGTACATACCTTAACCTAGATGAAGCAGTGAAGCGTCTTGCTGCTGCTCAAGGTATCGATGTACTCAACCTTGTTAAGTCCATGGCTCAAGTCCAACAGGAACAAGGTCAAGCACAGCAACAAGCACAAGAGATGGAGCTACTGAAGCAAGCTCCTAACATGGCTAAAGCTCCACTGATGGATCCAACAAAGAATCCACAACTATTGAACGGATCAAATGAACAAACAAACACCAACGAGATCCCAGAGATCGAACAAGAAAGCAACATCCCCGGAGGAAGTCCCTTCGGTTGACACAGTTGATGATCAAACCAATACTGAAGATACGCCTTACATGAAGCGTACTAAGATTGGTGAACCCACCATCGGTCGTTCCCCCGATTTTGTCAAGACAGTAGGTCTTGGAAATCTAACCGTTATCACAGCAAATGGCAAACGAAATTACACTTAATCCGTATGAGCAAGTAGAGGGTGAACTCTCTGCTGAAGAACTTGATTCTCTGGAAGTTGGTGAACGTCTAGCTGAGCAAGAGAATGAACTGCTGGCTGGTAAGTACCGATCAGCAGAGGAGCTAGAGCGTGGCTACCTTGAGCTACAGAAGCGCCTCAGTGGTAAGGAAGAACCTGAGGTAGAGGAAGCACCGCAGGAAGAGGAGGAGGCACCTACCGAGGAAGGTGGTGACCTGTATGAAACAATCATGGAGTCCTACCGTACTGGTGAATGGGACCCTGAAGTTGTTGGTAAGGTGGAGGGTATGGACCCTGTTGATGTAGCTAACATGTTCCTTACTAATCAACAGGCTCAACAGCAAAGCACTCCTCAAGCTACAGAGGCTGACATTGAACAGATCCAACAAGCAGTTGGTGGCTCTGATGAATACCAGAGCATGATTCAATGGGCTGGTCAGAACCTATCTGAACAAGAAGTAGCAATGTATGATGCAGTGATGGATCGTGGTGATCCTCTTGCTATGTTCTTTGCTGCTCAGGCTCTTAATGCACGTTACCAAGATGCTGTAGGGTATGATGGTGAGATGCTTACTGGCAGTGCACCACGTAATACTGGTGATGGCTTCCGTTCACAAGCTGAACTAGTGGCAGCTATGAGTGACCCACGTTACGATAAGGATCCAGCCTATCGTGCTGATGTAGCCGATAAACTGGAACGCTCTAACATTAATTTTTGATGAACGACACTAACATCTTCGCTAAAGAACCCACCATGTACACTGACGAATCCTACACTGTGCCTCATAACGAACGTGCTGAACTCCTCAACGGTCGCCTTGCTATGCTTGGCTTCGTGGCTGCTATTGGTGCTTATATCGTAACTGGTCAAATTATCCCTGGAGTATTCTAATGGCTTGCGGAAGCAAAGGACACAAAGGTAATGGCGGAAAGAAAAAGTAACGTCAGCCTAAAGATTGGTGTACACAAGTCACGTACTGGCGGCCTCACAGCTGCTGGTCGTGCCAAATATAACAAGGCTACTGGCTCTAACCTCAAGGCTCCACAGCCTGAAGGAGGGCCACGTAAGCGTTCCTTCTGTGCCCGTATGGGTGGCGTGAAGGGGCCAATGAAAGACGAGAAGGGTAGACCTACTCGCAAAGCACTAGCCCTCCGTAAATGGAAATGTTAAATGGCTAAGCCTGGTTTGTACGCTAACATTCACGCTAAGCGTATGCGTATTAAAGCTGGTTCTGATGAGAAGATGAGGAAGCCTGGTTCACCTGGTGCTCCTACTGCTGCTCAATTCAGGAAGTCAGCTAAAACTGCTAAAAAGAAGTAACTATCATGCCTAAAGTCGGAAACAAAGAGTATCCTTATACTCCTGCTGGTAAAGCAGCAGCTAAGAAGGCAGCCGCTAAAACTGGTAAGCCTGTTAAAATGCCTTCCAAGAAGAAGGATTATTGATCGATAGAGGCTTAGCCCCTAGCGAGTAGTGCTGGGCCTCTTTAATGAGTAGATGGAAATATAAATGTTCCTTGCTATCTTATTATGATTCCTCTTCTAACTACTCTGTCAGTGATTAGCTCTTGGTATGGTCCCGGCTTCAATGGGAACCTTACTGCGAGTGGATCACGATACAATCAAAACGGCCTTACTGCAGCGCACAAGACACTCCCCTTTGGTACACGTTTAAAGGTGTGCTTTAAGAGGTGTGCCGTGGTGACGGTCAATGATCGTGGACCCTACATTCATGGTAGGAGCCTTGATCTCAGTAAAGGTGCGGCTGATGCTATCGGTCTCACTGCCTCTGGAGTTGGACGAGTTAATGTAACACGTCTTAACTAACTACACATGACTACTACTCTAGTAGCCTCTAAGTCCCGGACTAATATCTGGGACTCTTACTTGAGCTGGGTAACCAGCACAGACAATCGTCTTTATATTGGCCACTTTGGAGTCCTTATGATTCCTACTCTGGTGGCCGCTGCTACATGTTTTATCATCGCATTCATCGCGGCTCCCCCTGTCGATATTGATGGCATCCGAGAGCCCGTAGCTGGGAGTTTAATGTATGGAAACAACATCATATCGGGAGCCGTCGTTCCGAGCAGCAATGCCATCGGACTACACCTCTACCCAATTTGGGAAGCTAATTCACTTGATGAATGGCTCTACAACGGCGGTCCTTTCCAACTCACAGTATTCCACTTCCTCATTGGCATCTATGCTTACATGGGACGAGAGTGGGAACTTAGCTATCGACTAGGAATGAGGCCCTGGATCTTTGTCGCATACTCTGCCCCTGTCGCAGCCGCTACAGCAGTCTTCCTCGTATATCCGTTTGGTCAAGGTTCGTTCTCCGATGCTATGCCTCTGGGTATTTCGGGGACCTTCAACTACATGCTTGTTTTCCAAGCCGAGCATAATATCCTTATGCACCCCTTCCACATGCTTGGTGTGGCTGGCGTGTTCGGTGGGTCGCTATTCAGTGCGATGCACGGTTCCCTGGTTACCTCCTCACTTGTTCGTGAAACGACTGAAGAGGTGTCTCAGAACTATGGTTACAAGTTTGGGCAAGAGGAAGAGACCTACAACATTGTAGCTGCTCATGGTTATTTTGGACGTTTGATCTTCCAATATGCATCTTTCAATAATAGCCGTAGCCTTCACTTCTTCCTTGCTGCTTGGCCTGTTGTTGGTATTTGGTTTGCTGCTCTGGGCGTTTCGACCATGGCTTTCAATCTTAATGGTTTCAACTTTAACCAAAGCCTTATCGACTCTCAAGGGCAAGTGATCAATACCTGGGCTGATATCCTTAACCGAGCTGGTCTTGGTTTTGAGGTAATGCACGAGCGTAATGCTCACAACTTCCCCCTTGATCTTGCTACACACACTGCACCTATCATTGGTTAATTATGGCACGCGCTACTCCTTTTGATCCTAAGCTGTCCTCAGTGGCAGCTGTTCAATATGTAACACCTACTGCAGGCTCTGCTGCCTTTGCAACTGCATACGGTGAAGCTAATCAAACGCTTACTGAGATGAGCCCTAAAGGTACTAAGGTACAAGCTGGTACGCTTGCTGCCTGGACCTAACCTTTAATAAGGAAATCTCTTATTAAAACTTGGACTGGAGGCACCTCAGAGTAGGACCTCCTTTTCTTTGGCTTAGGCCGGTTACGACCGATACCCTTTGCCATGACAGTCGGAGAGACGACAACAAAAAAATGACAACAAAAATTCTAGGATCCTAGAGAGACTACACACAACAACTCTCTCTTAAACTATTGTGGCTAACACTCTTGTAACTCCTGTAGGTCGGATTAATAATACTAGTTCGACCCCTCTTGCTCTTGGTACCGCTTATGATACCAAGTACGCAACCTACCTGAAACTGTTTTCAGGAGAAATGTTCAAAGCCTATGAAGGCGCAACTATCGCCAAAGGCACTGTGCAGAGCCGTACCCTGAAGAACGGTAAGGCTATGCAGTTTATCTTCACTGGCCGTATGGAGGCCGCTTACCACGAGCCCGGCACTCCGATCCTGGGTTCTGGCGATCCTCCGGTGGCAGAGAAGACCATCGTCTGTGATGACCTTCTCATCTCTAGTGCATTCGTGTATGACCTGGATGAGACTCTTGCTCACTACTCCCTGCGTTCTGAGATCGCTAAGAAGATCGGCTATGCTCTCGCTGAGGCATATGATAAGAAGATCTTCCGTCAGATCGCTAAGGCTGCTCGTGAAGCTCACCCCATCACTGCCGCTCCTGGTCCTGAGCCCGGCGGTTCTGTGATCCAACTTGGTGCTAACAAAGAGTATGATGCTCAAGCACTGGTTGACGCCTTCTTTGAGGCCGCTTCGATTCTCGATGAGAAGAACCTGCCTAAGCAAGGTCGTACCGCTGTGCTGTCCCCGCGTCAGTACTATGCACTCGTGTCGCAGGTCGACTCGAATATCCTCAACCGTGACTATGGTAACACTAATGGTAACCTGCAGTCTGGTGAGGGTCTGTATGAGATCGCTGGTATCTCTATCAAGCGTTCCAACAACCTGCCCTTCCTGGCTGGTAACGTGTCTTCCGTTAACGGTGAGAACAACGATTACTCCGGTAACTTCAGCACCCACTGTGGTCTGATCTACTACAAGGATGCCGCTGGTGTTGTGGAAGCTATCGCTCCTTCTGTGCAGACCACCTCTGGTGATGTCTCCGTGATGTATCAAGGTGACCTGATCGTGGGTCGTCTGGCCATGGGCTGCGGTACCCTGAACCCCGCTGCTGCTATTGAGCTGCAGTCGGCTCGCTCCTGATAAAGGAGACAGCTAATGGGATTCGCACTTGTTGACGGTGTAGGTGTCACTACCAGTGAAACTGCTTACATGCGTCCTCCTATTGAGCCTGGTCGTGAAGGTGGTACGGTTGTTACCGTAACCCGCCTTGGTGGTGGTACTGGCCAAGTGGCTGGTACTAAGGCTACCACTGATGACAACATCAACGGCAGCGGCTGTACCCTTACTACTACTGTCGCTGATGGTGTAGTAACTGGTCAGACTGTAGCCGCTGGTGGTGATGGCTATCGCGTTGGTGATGTGCTGTCGGTTGCTGGTACTACTGCTGCCACCTTCCGTGTTGACACTGTTTCTTATACCAACTGAGGTACTATCTAATGGCTAATCTTTCTACTGCTGCTGGTGGTAATGGTGTGGCTGGTAACGTTAATTTCGCTACCCGCACCGTAACTGGCGCATACGCTTCTACCTATGCTGATAACGGCAACCTGGCTGTCTCTGACAACCATGCTGTTCGTCGCTCGGTATCCCGCACTCACGGTGGTGCTACCGCCTCTGGCGTGTTCTCGGAGACCCAGTGTCTTCGTACTTCTTACTCTGGTGTTGAGTCGGATTCTCCGGCACTTGATGCCAGCCGTACTGCTGCTTAATTAGTTCTAATGGGGATCCTTTCGAGGGTCCCTTTTTTTTAATTTCTTTATAACGTCATTGTTATGCCGTATACCAATAACGCTCAGGCTGAGCTACAAGCTGTTAATGAAATTCTGGCGTCTATTGGTCAGGCGCCTGTTACCACCATCGAGGCACAGACCATCACGTATGAAGATGGGTCTACTGTCGAAGCTGTAATCAACCCGGAAGTTGCAATTGCTTATGAGACCTTAATGCAAGTCTCTCGGGAGGTACAGGCAGAGGGATGGACATTTAACCGAGAGGTTGAGTATCCACTTACTCCTGATACTAATGGCTATCTATCACTGACTGGTAGTATGCTGCAAATTGATCTTAGCGATAACGTAGCTAATAGCAACTACGATACCGTTATTAGGAATAGTAGGTTATATGATAAGATCGGACATACTGATGTATGGGATACCACTAAGACCTACGATGTAGATGTGGTCTGGTATTATGATTTCATTGATCTCCCCCAAGTATTTAAAGATTACATCACATCACGAGCTGCTACACGTTGTGCTATTCGTCTTGTTGGTGATGTCAACCTTACCCAAGCCCTAGCATCATTTGAGACATGGCGTAGGTCCAACTGTCTTGAGTATGAGTGCAATGAGGGTGACTACACCATGTTTGGCTTCAAGCAAGGTGATGGATTCTATAGTAGCTATAAACCATTCAAGGCTCTTGCACGATGACTTCAGTATCTCAACGTATACCTAACTTCATTGGTGGTGTTTCCCAACAAGCTGATGAGAAGATGCTGTTGGGTCAAGTCAAGGATGCCCTTAACTGCTACCCGGATATTACTCTTGGTATGCTAAAGCGTCCAGGTGGTAAGTTCCTTGGTAAGTTGGCTAGTCTTACTGCTAGTACCTCTGATAATACAGCATGGTTCAGTATGTTCCGTGATAACCAGGAGAAGTACATTGCTACTGTATCTTCTGCTGGTGTAACTAAGGTATGGAATATCCTAACTGGTCTTGCTGCTACTGTCACTTACCCAGCTGGTAAACAAGCATCTATTGAAAGCTATCTGACTGCTACTGACTACCGTAGTATCAAGACTCTTACTATCAATGACTTTACTTATATTGTCAATAGTGAGAAAGTTGTAACGGCTAAGGCAGCACCAACGTGGAATCCTAAGCGTCAAGCAACACTTGTTGTTACTACTGTTGATCACGCTAATACTTATTCAGTAACCATTGGTGCATCTACGTTTACTTATACATCACCTAGTTCTGGTTCTGGTAACCTAATCATCAGTACAGTTATGGCTGGTATCTCTGCTGCTATCACCAGTGGCTTTGCTACCAAGACTATCATCGATAATACCATCTACCTTACCTTTAGTTCTGATACTAATGTGTCTGCCTTTGGTGGTCCTGATGGTAAGTACATCCGAGCCTTCCAGGATTCAGTTGATACCTTTGCACGTCTACCTGAACAGGCTAAGCATAACCAAGTTGTTAAAATCAATAACACCTCAGCTGGTCAAGATGACTTCTACTTGAAGTTCATTGCTGATGATGGTGTAAGTGGTAAGGGTTACTGGGAAGAGACTATTGCACCTAACGTCAGCACTGGCCTAAATGAGGCTACAATGCCTGTTGCATTGATCCGCACTAGTCTTAGTCCTCTTACCTTTAGAGCCACCTTCCTGGACGGCTCAGAGACCATTAACAGCCTTCCTCTACTATGGGAGCCTAGGTTGGTTGGAGACAATGACTCTAACGCACACCCTACCTTTGTTGATAATACTATCCAGGATATTTTCCTATTTAACAATAGGCTTGGATTCCTGACTGAGGATAATGTCTCTATGTCCCAAGCTGGAGACTACTATAACTTCTATCATAAATCAGCTACTACATTAACTGCTTCCGATCCTATTGACCTTAGCTGTGCTAGCATTAAACCAGCTACTATCCGCTCAGTGGTACCTATTACACAGGGTCTACTGTTGTTTAGTGATAGCCAGCAGTTCTTGATGGAGGCAGAGAATGGTGCATGGACACCAGCTAACTGCACTATCAGTACTATTGCTAACTACGAATGTGATAGGTATCTAAAACCTATTGACCTTGGCTCTACTGTGCTATATGCTAGCCGTAACCAGAGCTGGTCTAGGGTATTTGAGATCTTCACTAGAGGTCAAAGGGAGACACCTACTGTTACTGAGACTACTAAGATCGTTCCTGAGTGGATGCCACAAAGCATCACAGACTCCGTAGGAAGTGCCCAGAATGGCCTGTGGGCAGCTTCTGCTAGGGCTTCTAATACTTTGTACCTATACAAGTTCTTCGAGCAAGGAGACGAACGTCCTATGGCTGCATGGGTGAAGTGGCTACTGCCATCTAATGTTATCCATACAGCTGTTCAAAGTGATGTTCTTTATGTACTTACTAGTGGCACTGAGGGTTATACAGTAACTCAACATAAGCTAGTACTTGCACCTAGTACTGGTGGTCTTCTCAATAGCCTTGGTAATACTGTTGATCCTTATCTTGACTCATGGTGTGAAGTAACTGATGCTGCTATGGTATCCCCTACACCACCTACAGCACCTAGCTACAGTAACACTACATCACTAACTAAAGTTTATCTACCTACATATTTTAACACTACTAAGACCATTAGGTTTGTGGTAGGTCTACTGAAAGCAGGTAGCCCTGGTACACAATCTGGTTATACCAATGTAGCAGTATTAGCATCTGATGGTGGTGGTACTTACTTTACCATCCCTGGTGATGTGACTGGTAACTACATCTATGTTGGTTATGAGTATAACATGGAGATTACACTTCCTAGGTACTACTACTCTATGGGTCAGCAAGGTGTTGACTTCACTGCTGTTACTACCACATCTCGTATGGCATTCTATACAGGACTTGGTGGTGATGTCTATTTCAGTATTAGGGATCGTAGTAGGCCTGAGTGGTCTAGTATTGGTGGTGCACAGATTGCTGATTTCTATCCAGCTAACACCTCACCATTCCGTGATGCTTATGTTTATAAAGTTCCTATCTATCAGAGACCAGATAACTATACAATGAAAGTAACTTCAAATACTCCGTTCCCTGTTAGTCTTGTGTCTATGCAGTGGGAAGGACAATACTCACCTGGCTTCTATAGGAGGAGTTAGTAATGGATCTAATTAGTTTAGGCATTGCTGGTATTGGCTCTATCATTAGTGGCTTTGGTGGCCAAGCTGAAGCTGATGCACAGAATGCTGCTATAGAAAGACAGTACAAATACGATATGCAGTCATGGAGGTACGACAAACGTCGTATCAAGTCTGACTATAGACATAGTAATAAGCAGTGGCGTCTCAATCAAAAGAATGAGGAAACACTTGGTGCTTATAAGGATGCTACTAACCTTCAGGATTGGGACTTTAAGTTAAAGATCCAAGCTGCTGAGTATGCATCTCAGATGAAGCAATATGCTAAGTCTGAACAGATCTACGGTCAACAGCTTACCTTCAACCAGATGGCACAAGCTGCTGCCAATGAAGCTGAGTATCGTAAGTTAGAGGATGCGATGAAAGAGATGGCATTCCAGAACCAAGATATTGTTATTAAGGCACTCCAGTCTGAAGGTGTTGCTGCTGTTAAAGGGCAACAAGGTAGAAGTGCAGATAAGGCTGAACAAGCTGAGTTTGCTGCTCTTGGTAGGAACCAAGCTATCCTTGCTGAATCACTGTTGAGTGCTAAGGCTGATACAGGGGCTGCTCTGCGTAAGATTGCTAACGATAAGTTTGGTGCTGATATTGCAGCAGAAGCTAGTCGTATGCTTAAGCCAGATCGTCTTCCTGCACCACCTAAGCCTCTCACTACACCACGTGCTGAGTACCTTGAACCACGTAAGCCTAAGAAGTTTGACTTCGGTCCTAAGCCAATTAAAGGTGCTAAGGCGTCTTCTGCGGCTGCATGGATGGGAGCAGCTGGTGGTCTGATAAGTAGTGCTGGTAGTATTTATGCTGCTGGTAAATAAGTAATTACTAAAAATGGATCAAGTAAGTTACAGAGGGTACGCCCGGAGTATAGGTTTCGATCCTATTAAAGCACCTACGGAAGGTCTTGCTAGAATGCAAGAACGAGATAACCGTATCATACGTGGTATGGAGGATAACCGTAGGGAGATTAAACAGGTTAGAGACGAGTATGGTGCTGGACTTGAACGTAAGCTCAGCATCGAAGCTAGAGATCGTGATCAGAACTATCAGTGGGAAACAAAGCTTGCTGAGGGCCGTCAAAAGGCTATTAGTCGTAATGCAGAGACACTGATCAAAAGTGAGCTACAGAAAGGTGAAAATGCTAAAGCAGTGTTTGATAGCCTTGCTAAGTTTAGCACCACTATTGCTGAAACTGTCACTGAATATAAAAAGCAAAAGGATGAAGCTGATAAGGTTCAAGGTGCTTACCTTGTAGCTTCTGGTCAGATCTCACAGGAGGAACTTAGGAATCACCTTACAGCTAAGTCTCTCCTTAAAACATCTGGTGAGGCTACTAACCAAATTGTTGGTGGCCTACAACAACGTAATGCTAACCCATACCTTGTTAGTAACCTAGCTTCTAGCAACAAGGCTCTCCATGTAGGTATGATGGAAGCTTATGCACGGCAAGCCCTTAGTGGTTATCCTGCATGGGCTCAAAGTAAACTAGATGAACGTGGTCTTAGCTCTGCTGAGCAGAGGCTTGCTGCTTCGGCTGGATTGCTTGGTGAGTTCCTTAAGGAGAATGGCCTACTGGATATCAAACCAATGGCCATCATGGAGCCCCTACAGCGTGCTAATCAAGCATACAGTGGGCTTGTAGAGTCAGCTAGGAAGTCTGATATCCGTAATAAGTCGGATGATATTCGGTCTCAAGCTAAGCGACTACTTGTAGAGAATCCTACTGGTGAGTCCTTCATGGAAGCCTTCAACATGATGGCTACCACCTATGGTGAGGATGGAGCTACTCCACTCGGTCGTAGGGGTGCTAGGGATGAACTCATTAAACTTACCTCTGATACTACTCTCTTCTCTGATCAACAAGTAGAGCAGATCTGGTCTAATGCTATGACCGATCAAGGTAGTATGAAGGATCGGTTTAAGGCTGAGTATGATGAACTCCTTACTAATCGACAAAAGGATAAGGAAGCTGAGTTTCAAATCATCGATGCACAAGAGCGTCGTGAGAACAAACGTAAAGAAGATCAGCTACTTGATTGGGTGAGTAACAACAACCCTAATGAAGAGACTCTCACTGCTATCATCAAAGAAGCTAAGACTAAAGGTATCTCCACTGATCGTCTTCAGGCTCACCTTGCCTTCACTACTGAACAACAAAATGCTGACTTCTGGACTAAGCAGTTCCGTGATCAATATGAGCAAGGTACCCTTACTGCTGGTGATGTAGATCAACCTGGTGTTCCTGTTGAAGTACGTGAGACATGGCGTACACGTGCACAACAGTTAGATCAACAACGATCTGATTCTGGTATCAAACAAGAGACCATTAAAGCTGAACTCAGTGATGCACTTAAGCAGAACTTGATTGGTGATAGTACTAACCGTGCTGCTCACTATAGCTTGCGTGGTGCATCTGACTATGCCCTTAAGTTGTACAACCAGAAGTTTAAGCAATACGCTAAGACGATGGAACCTGGTGTTGCTGCTAATAAAGCACGTCTGGATGTTCTTACAGCCATTGAAACTAAGAAGGGAGCCTTTGCTGTCATTGCATCTTCTGCTGCTAAGACAGGTCAGACACAAGCCTTCTATGCTGCATTTACACCTGGTAAGCATCCTGGTGCACCTACTACCATCAATGTCATTAACTCCTCTGAGGTTATCAAAAAGGTACGTGCTAACAACAATGTAGTTAACACAGAAGTACTTGCTAGCCCTGCTCTCCTTAAGGATATCGATAACCGCATTTCCAGTGGTAAGCCAATCTCTATCCCTCAGATCTATACTGATTTGTCTAGGGCATTGCCTGGCATGACACCTACCCAGATCCTGAATGCTCAACTTAAAGCAGCTGGTCTTACACAACAAGTGAAGCCAGGTTTTAGGGATCAACTGAGTCAAATTAATGATCCAGTGTTGCGTAGTATCTTTGCTCAACCTACTACTCAGGATCGCCTTAACACTACTATCATTGGTAGTGGTGGAGCACCTGCTACTATTCGTACTGGCAACAATGGCTATGCTGATGTTGTTTCCCTTGGTACTGCATCTGGGTTTAAGTTCCCCCAAGTGATGGCTGCTATGTGGGCACTTGAGAGTGGACGTGGTGCAAGTCATAGTGGCAAAAACAACGTCTTTAATATTACAGATAGTAAAACGGGTCAATTTAAAGACTATCCTTCGGTCCTAGAATCTGCTAAAGATTTTGTGTACCTAATGACAGATCCACGGTATGCTCCTGGTATTGCTAAAGCTAGAACACCAAGGGAAGCGGTTACAGCTATTCGCAATGCAGGCTATGCCACTGATCCTAATTACATAGTGACCTTGGTTCACCTGGTCAACCACACCTAGATGTTAAACAACAAGATAACCCTAATACTCCGCAGAATGAGTTTAGAGGTAGGTTTAAAGAGAATGAACTTGATCAATTTGTTGTTGTTCAAGATCCTGAGTTTGGTATGATTCCTGTTGGTGATCTACGTAAACGTCTTCCAGGACGTGGAGATAACTTTGATCAACATATGGCTAGGGGTTCTCACGGTATTGATTACCCAACTGCTTATAACAGCAAAGTATTTGTACGTAATGGAGCACGCATTGTGTCTAAACAACAGACAAGGTGGGGCTCTATGGTTATTATTCAACTGCCGGATGGACGGCGTTTCAGTTTCTTGCACGGTAAATCAGTATGACACAAACCCCTTATGTAGATGAAGAAGAACTGAAGCGTCTAGAAGCTGAAGCACTTGCTGAAGAGCAAGCTTTGCAACAGGCAGCTCCAGCTTATAGTCCTCAGACAGC